TATATTCACAATTTAAAACATTAGAGGGCATAGGTATTTTTAAATTAGTTTTAAAACAAAATAATTTTGTAGAATTTAAATTAAAGAAAAATGACAAAGGAGAATACATGCTAAATGTAGGTGAAGAAAATATGGGAAAACCAATGTATGCGGCATATACTGGGTCAGAAACTCCTGAAGAGCGCGAAATTATTAAAAATGTATTAAATAGTAATTGGAAATTAGTTCCTTCATCAATAGTAAAATCTATTCAAACTTTAGCACCAGACAATTTTTATGGTCAAATTATTAAAGTGTTAATGATTACTTCATCAGGTGCTGAAGGCATTAGTTTAAAAAATGTCCGCTATGTCCATATTACGGAACCCTATTGGCATCCAGTAAGAATTCATCAAGTTATTGGTCGTGCGCGCCGTATTTGCAGTCATAGTGATTTACCTAAAGAACTGCAAACAGTAAATGTGTTTTTATATTTAATGGTTTTCAGCGAAGCACAATTATCAAGTGATTTATCAATTGAATTACGAGTAAAAGATATTTCGAAAAAAGATAAAAAGAAAGTATTAACAAGTGATGAATATTTATATGAAATATCCAGCATTAAAGAAGAAATAAACGCTTCACTTTTACAAGGTGTTAAAGAGTCCGCTATAGATTGTAGTATTCATACGCGGTCATCCAGCAAAGAAAAAGATGTAAAATGCTTCGTAATAGGTAATCCAAGTGAAAATAAATATATATATACTCCAAATATAGCATTACAAGATAAAGATGAGGGCATGAAATTAAACAAGAAAACAGAAGTATTAAAATTAAATGAACTAGTAATAAATGGTAATAAATATGCTTATAATAAAGTCACAAAAGAATTATTTGATTATGATAGTTATTTGAAAGATGAATTATTGCTTTTGGGTAAATTAGTAAAACTCGATGATGGCACATATAGATTCCAAAAAATATAGATTTTTAATGATTGAAACGAAAATTATAAAATTTAAATTTTTATTAAAATTTTATAATTTGTTATAATTTGTTATAATTTGTTATAATTTATTAGTTATTTTTGTTCTCTAGGATATAGTTTATTTACTCTTTGAACTTCACTTAATCTATAATGAGCATAACCAATTAAAGATAATAAATAATATAGTGGAACATTATGTAAAAGTTCTGTTATTTTAGTTTTATCTAGTTTTTTATTTTTATACATTGCATTGTCTAATGTATTTTGTAATCTTATGCCTTCTTTATCATTGTTTTTTTCCATTGTAATAGTATAACCTATAAATTTAGATAAATCATTATTTATAAAACCTAAAGGTTCTTCTGGATGAGCATCATACATTTCATTGGGAATAATATTATAAAGTGTAAAAATTTGTTCTATTGCGAAGTTTCTATCTATATCTTCTTCACAACATATATCTATATTTTTACATACATATTTATGAATTCTTTTTTTTAGTGTTTTACTGGTTCGTTTAAGTCGTTTGGCACTTGGCATATATACTATAAGTTTATTTTATTCTATTTTTATTTTATTCTTTTTTGTTTAGATATTTAATTTGGTCATTATTAATTTTTGATTGTATAAAACTTTTTCTATTTGTTTATTTAAAAAATCTAACTTAATATTTAAATTTAAATTAAATTCGCTATTATTTTCGTTGGTTGTAAATTTTTTTGTTATATTAATATCTTTAGTATTTTCTTTAATATTTTCTTTAATAAGTTCTCTCGTATTTTCTCTTGTATTTTCTCTTGTATTTTCTGGTGTATTTGAAAAACTATTTATTAAATCTTCCATATTTAATATTTTAGTTTTATTAATAGTAGTTTCTTTTTCTAACATATTTGTATTTTCTTCATTTATTAAAGGTGTATCAAATTTATCTAAGTCTACTACTTCTAATGGATTTATATTTATATTTTGATTTGAAACACTAATATTAGGCATAGGAACATCATTATTTCTTTCTCTTTGTATTCGCTCAAGTAGTTCATTTATATTATTATTTTCTAATGGAGTATCTTTTGTTTCACTAAAATCTATTGCTTCAGGAACTCTTTTTGTAATTAAATTTGTAAAAGATTCCTTTTTCTCTAATAACTCTTTTTCAAATTCTTCCGATTTATCATTTTTATAAGTATCTTTTATATGTACTGGTACTAACAATGACTTTTTAAAAGCATTAATATCTAGCATAATATTTTGTAAAATAATTTTATTTAATTGCATAACAATATTTTTAGAATCACCAGTTTTATAATTAGAAGTAAAAATTTCTTTATTTTCATTAAATATTTTAGTTATATTACTTTCAAAAATCGCTTTTACATTTGGAAACTTTGACTCTGGAATATTAACAAATGCTTTATTGCTAGACAATATATTCCATAAAAGTTCTTTATTTTGTTCGCTCACTAATATATTAGACATAATACAATCTTATAGTATTTAAGCACATTAGTTTTAACTTAATTTAACCTTAAAATAATTATTTTAACTTTAAATAATTAAAATAATTTACAATATGTCTTTTTTAAATCACAATTTACAAAAATATATAATGTTAATATTGTTAATGTTAATATAAATGTAATAATTATTATATTGGCAAGAGCAAATTTTATGGATGCTAGTCTAGTTTCGTCACTAGTTTCTTCGGATGTATTATTTGGTTCTTGCGTTAAAGACTTCCTACATACAATACACGTATTATTTTTTATTAACCATTGACTATAACATTTACTATGAACATAATAAACTCCACAATGAGTTATTGCATTTAAATTATTAGACTCTTCTAAGCATATTAAACAACTTTGCATCTTATATTTATACAAACATATTTAAATTTATATTTATATTTATATTATAAATCAATTTTTATATTATCATATATTAGTTAACTATGTTTGCTTTATTATTACTTATTCAAACATTATTTTCGTATATTATACCAACATACAACCCAAAAACGCAAGTTCATTTACATTTAGAAAAATTTAACAATGAATTAAATTTATATCATATTGGAATTAGTTTCAAAAATGAAGATACTATTTTAAGATATGACTACAGACCATTTTGCGAACCAAGTATATGTGAATTTAAGACAATAAATAAAATTGGTGTTTCTAGTACTAGTATTGGTCCAGTTTTAAATAAAGAACTGCGATTTATTGACAAACTATATAACTTTTATATTCCAGAAACTTTAGCCAATAAAACTATATATTGGGGTGAAACTAGCAAAACATTGGACGAAGTTGTTGAATTTGAAAAAACTCTGCAAAAAAAATATATACTAGGTATTAATGATTGTCGCCATTATGTTAATCGTTTTTCAAGATGGGCACTAAATAAACGCACTCCTATTTGGAAATTAGATAAATTATGGAATCAATCATTTTGAAAAATAACTATCTAATGTTCTTCGAAATGGAGATCGACGTGGCGGAAGTTTTCCATTTTTTAACGCGTTTATACCCTCATTAAATCTATTGAAAATTGAAATAAAAAGAATAAACACAACCACTATAAATAATATATTAAAATTTTTCTTAACAAACCCCATATATAGTATAAAATTATAATTATTATTATTATATAATTATAATTATATATAGTAGACTATTTTTTACTTATTCCTAAAAAACTTCTTCCAATTTTGCTTGTGACAAACATTCCTAATCCAGAAGCTATTTGAAAATAAAACATATTACTTTTCTTGGTACAGCAAAGTAAATAACCAGATAAAATAACAAAGATTAAGAAAAACATCCAAAACAAACGAGTATAAAAATCCATATTTTATATAGTATAATATAAAATATTTGTTGATATATAATGCGGAAAACAAAAAATAATAGAAAACGCAACACTTTAGGTAGAAATAGAAGTAAATTATATTCAAAAAGAAAAGGACGAGGAATTGGTGCTTCTAAATGCTTGCCAACTACAAGAGTAGATACAGCCTTTAACAACAGAGGATTTAGTATTGGCTGTTATGATTTTCAAAACAAGGCCAAACAAGAATATAAACGGCATTTAAAATTGGCACTAGCTATTAATAAAAACTTGCTTGCACTATTAGACAAGGGATTAACAAATTTAAAAAATGCAAAAAGAAATGCTAGCCGAAATATTAGAGGACATGCTAGCCAGACTGCTGAGTATACAAAAGATAGAAAATATACTCAATTTGCTTATGATTATAATATTATGTTGTTAAATAAAATGACTTCACAACCAGATATAGATTATGATGGACTTCTTAAAGCTATGAACGCAAATCCAGACTGGGAGCTAGGAAGAATGGCACCATCGTATGATAAATGGGAACGCGATTTTGCTTAATACTTTTAGAATAAATATTTATATAACTTAATATGTAATTTAGCTAACATAATACTTTTATATTTAGTGATTTTTCATTTTTATTTTTATATTGTTTTAATATATAAACAAATGTCAAAACCAGAATCAAAATCAGAATGGCGCGCGCCATGTTATAAAGGTAGACGAAACGCATGTAGGAGAAAACAAGCGGCAGCAGAGGCAGAGCGTCTTTCGCGTTCAAGCTCGAGTTCAGATGATGACACACCCAAGCGTGAAAAAAGCAAAGAAACCATTCGCCATACAGTAAATCCGTATAGTGATGTCAGCACTACTGGTCAGTCATGGAGTGAAAGAATATTTGGCAAAGGATTTAAAACTAAAGCTAGAAGAAGTAAAGGTTCAAAAAAGAGACGCGGTCGCGGCAAAAAAACTGCCAGACGTAGTCGTAGACATTAAATTATAATCGAAATATTTATTTAAAAATTGATTTATTATTATACTAACTTTGTTTATAGTATAATAATATGGAGTTATCAAAATTAACTAAATCAGAACTTCTAATAAAATGCGAAGAACTTGGAATTAAAAAATGTAAATCTAAAAGTAAAGATGAGTTAGTTAAATTGATAGAAAGTTTATCTAATGAAAATAGTGAAGCATCAGTTAGCGAAGCATCAGTTAGCGAAGCATCCGTTAGCGAAGCCTCAGTTAGCAAAGCCTCAGTTAGCGAAGCCTCAGTTAGCAAAGCCTCAGTTAGCGAAGCATCAGTTAGTAATACTTCTGGTATAAATATAAAAAATATGTGCGGACTTGAATACTTGAAAACATTGGACCCTAATTCTATCGATTTAATATTAACAGACCCACCATATATTATATCTAAAACAAGTGGACTAGATAAGCATTACAATAATGTAAAATATAATGAAGAAAACAATATTAATGAAGTTAAGACAGAACAACAATGGACTAACTATAAACAGCAAAATGCTATTGAAGATGATTCACAAAAAAGCAATTATATAAAATATGGTTCGCTATATGGAAAAAAATATTGTGTGAAAACTGACTATGGAAATTGGGATAGTGATTTTACTCTAACTATTTTAGAAAAATTCATTGAACATTATTATAAAGTATTAAAAAAAGGAGGAACATTAATAATGTTCTTTGACTTATGGAAAATCACAAATCTAAAAGAGTTACTAGAAAAATATAATTTTAAACAAATTAGATTTATTGAATGGATTAAAACTAATCCACAACCAAGAAATAGTAAAGTAAATTATTTAACAAATTGTAGAGAGATTGCGCTATTAGGTGTTAAAGATGGTTGTCCAACATTTAATAGCAGCTATGACAACGGAATATATTATTATCCATTACAAGGCGGAAAAAATAGGTTTCATCCTACACAAAAAAGTTTGGCACTATTTGAAGAACTCATAAAAAAACATTCAAAAGAAGGCGATACAGTATTAGATACATTTTTGGGGTCAGGAACTACAGCACTTGCATCCAAAAATACTAAACGCAATTTTAAAGGATGCGAACTTAGTAAAGCATATTACGATAAAATATTACCACTTTTATAATTATAATAATCATAATCATACTTTTTAAATATGTTTACAAATTGCTAATATTAAAATGCTCTTGAAACAGCGTAAGCAATTTTTCAAAACACCAACGAAATTTAATACAATCACGTTTATTATGAACTTGAAATTCACCAATAGTTATTCCGTCTATGCTAATAGACGAACTTTCATTCCATAATTTATTTTTTACATTATGACTAAATTTAATAGCATAATTTGACCAATTTATATGCTCTTTTAAAACTATAAACGCCAATAAATTTTTATGTTTATTATAATAGAGTATTGGACAGCCAAAAGTATGCGCACTATAGACTTGTAATAAATTAGCAATATTATTTATAATGTATAATTTTATTTGTTCTAAACTAGTAGTTGGATCTAGTGCGAAAAATTCACAAAATTTCTTGCGCGAGGGTTGCCCTATAACTTGTGGACAAACTTTACCATCTTTTTTGGTTGTTTTAGCACTTAAATGAATAATTGAGTCATCTATACATTCAAAATCATATTTGCTTCCACGACTAGCACAATGTTTAATAGCATAAGGAAACACATTTTTTAGATTAATAAGTTTATTTTTGAGAGAATGTGCCTCGTCTAAACTATATTTGTAATTTCCATCATAGGGTGTATCATAATATAAACATAACGCCATTTCAAATATTTTACCTAAATCTTCTGTAAGCACTTTTTTTGTTGTTGTCATAATTGATTATATAGGTTAATACTATTATTATAGTAATATTTATACTATATTCAATTTTATTTATGCACACTATTTTTATTTAAAAATTGATTTATTATTATACTAGCTTTGTTTATAGTATAGTAATATGAGCAAACCTATAATTAGATATAATAATGAATTATTACAAAAATATTTTTTGGAAAATAATATTACTTCAACAACCGATTATAGTCATGTAAATCTTAATCGTGATACTATAATTGTAGAAAAATGTATAGAATGTGATGAATTATGTAGTAAAAATTTTAGAAGCTTCATAAATATTGGATGCTATTGTAAAAAACATACGACACAAAATAGAATTACAAAAGCAAAAGCAACATGTTTAGAAAAATATGGATGTGAAAATGCTTGTCAATCACAAGAAGTAAAAACTAAAATGAAAGCAACTAATTTGGAAAGGTTTGGTGTCGAACATCCTGCACAATCACAACAAGTAAGAGATAAAATGAAAGCAACTAGTTTAGAAAGATTTGGTGTTGAAAATGCTAATCAATCACAAGAAATTAGAGATAAAACCAAAGCAACATGTTTAGAAAAATATGGATGTGAAAATCCTTTACAATCACAAGAGGTTAGAACTAAATGTGCAGCAACTAATTTGGAGAAATATGGTGTTGAAAATCCATTTCAATCACAAGAAATAAAAACTAAAATAAAAAAAACTAATTTAGAAAAATATGGTGTTGAATATTCTTCACAATCAGAACAAGTAAAAATTAAAAGTAAAGCAACTAATCTAGAAAGATTAGGTGTTGAATATCCAGGACAATCAGAAGAAGTAAAAATTAAAGCAAAAGCAACTAATTTGGAAAAATATGGTTTTGAATATTCTTCACAATCAGAACAAGTTAGAGAGAAAACTAAAGCAACCTGGTATAGTAAATATGGACATGAACATCCCTTACAATCACAAGAAATTAAAGATAAATGTAAAGCAACTAATTTGGAAAGATTAGGTGTCGAATATCCCACGCAATCACAAGAAGTAAGAAGTAAATGTAAGGCAACTTGTCTAAAAAATCATGGTGTCGAGCATCCAGCACAAAACGCAGAAATATCAGAAAAAGCGTCTAAAAATGCCTACAAAGGTTATGATTATATATTTCCTTCTGGACGAACTGAGAGAATGCAAGGATTTGAAAATTATATGTTAAATGATTTATTATTTAAAGAAAATATATCCGAAAATGATATTATAGTAAAGAGAAGTGGAGTTCCTATTATTTGGTATCTAGATGCTAATGGTAAAAAACATAGATATTTTGTAGATTGTTTTATTAAATCACAAAATAGATGTATTGAAGTAAAATCAACATGGACTGCTGAAAAAAAACAAGATATTATTTATTTAAAGCAACAAGCATTAAAAGATGCTGGTTATTTATGTGAGATTTGGATTTATGATTCAAAAGGAGAAATAGTAGAAAAAGTATATTAGAAGATTTTATTTAAAATAAATATTCATATAATTTAAGATTTGATACATATATTTTTTTTTTTATGTTTTTATTTAATTTTATATTAGTATATAACTCTTCAAATAATTCATTTAATACTTTATTAAATAGATAATTATTTATACATTCTAGATATGATATTCGTATTAAATATAAATTATCATTTGAATTAATATAAGTATTTTTTTTAACATCGCGGTTTCTTTGAATTACAAATTTATCTTCTCCACCAAAGAAATCAACTGCTTCAAAATGTTGTATTCCATCCTTTTCAAAATTAATACAATAATCTTTATTATTAATAGTAATATTTAGACACGCATCAAATCTTAATAAATTAATATGATATAAATCTTGATATGATTTTTCATATTCTATATTTTTAGTATCAAATTTATATTTAATACATAAATTATTTATACACGCATATAATATTTGATTAAATTTATTACTAGTTAAATCCCAGGGTTTTATATTATATTCTGGATATATTTTATCTATAAATTTATATAAAGACCCCGACAAATGATTTAATATAAATGAACCTCCTGTTGTTTTTAATAATAAGTCACCATTAATAGTTAATAAGATATTATGAATTTTATCATATTCACTTAATTCTTCTGAAAAATTATATTTGGTATAAATTTCATACATAAACCATTTTTTTATATTATCTATATTAAAGCTACTATCTTGATTTATAAAATAATTATTCAATCCTTTAAAATACCAAGGGATTAATTCTCTATTTGGATATAAATTTTTAATAATATCATAGACAGAATGTTTATAATAATTACTTAATGTACATGCTTTATGACTCTCCAATAATTTAAGTTCTATATTATAAATATTATCTGAATTAATATCAATATTATTGTCTGATAGAAATGCATCAAATAATTCTCGTCTATTATCTTCAATATCTAAAATACCGCTTGGAATTGGGTTAAAATAATACCATTTTAAATTTTTTTCTGGAAATAGAGTAATTATTCCCTGAGCGACGTTGTCAACATGTTGATAAATACTAGAGATATATTTTACAAAAATAGATCTATTACAATCATATATCTCTTTATTTGTTTCAATATTTTCTTTTTTAAAAATTTTTTCAATCATTCTCTTAACATTATCTGGATTACTAAAGAATTTTTTTGGCGGCTCCTTTATACGCTCTAAATCGTCATTAAAATAATGATTTATATCTTGATGCCAAGCACAATAATTTCTATCTATTATATTGCTTTTTTTACGTTCCTTATCTACTCTTTTATCACAAGCAGGATTTAAACATACATGTCTAAAAACTCCATTTTTATCTTTTTTTGATCTACCAAAAGGCATTGTATTTTTATATTTCTTATTTCTTATAATAATTAAGATTTATTTATATATCAATTTTTATTTTTAAAATTGATTTATTATTATACTAACTCATAGTAAGTATAATAATTATGCCTTTTACAAAAGCACCCAAGTTTCTATACAGCAAGACACTATTTAATATGTTATTTTTAAATGAAGTGGGTCCACTTGGGCGATGGAGTCAAGAACGATGTGCTATTAAATTAAACAAAAAAATAGATTTGGCAAATGAAGACAATTGTGGTCATTATATATTAACTAAATTAGATTTGACTAAGACAAATAATACTAAAATTTCTAGGGTTAGTCCATATTTAATTGCCGAGCATGAAGAACAAGAGCAAAAAACAAGTTAAGTCTTAATTAGCAAATACCGGATTCATTTTTATATGTGCATCATTATAATATTTTTTCCTATATTCTCTCATAGTTTCATCTTTAATACGTGTAGTTTTAAAATAATTATACGTTTTATTTTCTTGTAATAATTCTATTATAAAATATAACGAATACATACCACATTGTCCATCACTAAATTGATGTGTAAAACCTTCATTATTATCGGCTATTAATTTAATATTTAAATTATGTGCTTGATTTACTATTCTATCAATTAAAACTTGAATTTGTTTTGGTGTTTTACTTCCATTACTATCAAAATAAAAAATAAATTTTTTAGTTAAATCTAAAAATAGTGAAATCCAATGTTGCCCCGGTTTATTATGTGGATCAGTATTAAATATTACACCTATTTTAGTAATCTTATTTTTAATGTGTTCCTCTAAATTGAAATTGCATAATTGCTCCCATACACAAGTTGAAAATAATTCTTTGGAGTCAAAATCTATTGGCGATGGTCCAATAAACTTGAAATAGCTATGTGATTTTTCATATTGCTTCATTATTTTTATTATATCAACACTGGATAACCAAGTATTTGGTTTACTAGACCAACTTTCAGGAGAAAAAGGTTTAAATATTTCTTTTATTAATAATTCACTGTTATTAACTTTGCTTAATGGAGTATTTTTTAACCAGCATAATTCATCATAACATTGTTTGTCTAATTTATTTTTAAAGTATTCCCATATTTCTCTACTATTATTTGTTACTATTTTATCACTGCTATTAGCATTCCATACATTTTTAAATAATTGTAAATTGCTTCGTGAATAACAAGTATAATCTTTTAATTCATGGTCTATATTTTTGTTTTGATATGGCGAACATTTAAGTTTATTAAATTGTTTATTATATTTTCGAGTTGTTCTGTGTTTTTGTCTATGTAAACGCATTTTAAATGGCGATTTTTTAAATGATTTTGGTAATAATTTTTTGGTTTTTGTAAAATTTTTATATATATTGTTTTTTACATTAATCATATTAATTAATGCTTTATTAATTAATATATAATTATAAAAAAAATTATTCCCTTTTTTGTGGAAGTATTTTTTTATTATATTTGTTTGATTTTCTAACAACAAATAAATCTAAATTTTGTATTTTTTTTGAAGTATCAGTTGGACACATACAATTAATTGTTTCTGTAGTTATATTAAAATCACCGACATTTTGATTAGTTAAACTACTATTAGAGTAGTCTTTTAGTTCATCTTTTATTATGTTTTTCATTTTTTTTTCTTTTAAATGTAGTATTAGGTTTAACACATATAATAAATAATACATCTTATATTTTTCATTTATATTAGTATTAGTATTACTAGTAGCATCATTATTACTAATCAATAGTTTTTCTAAAGTAGAATTATTGTATTTTAAAATTTGCTCCTTATATATATTAATATTGTCTTCTAAATTATCAAAAATTTCTTTTAATAAACTATTATTACTTAATAAATTTTCTAACTTGTTTGTTTTTGCATATTGAACTTGGTTTGTTAAATATAATAAGTCTATGTTGTTTATAAATGACTCAATAGGTTTAACTTCTTTAACTTCTTTAACTTCTTTAACTTCTTTAACTTCTTTAACTTCTTTAACTTCTTTAACTTCTTTAACTTCTTTAACTTCTTTAACTTCTTTAACTTCTTTAACTTCTTTAACTTCT